CTCTGATATACGCATCCCAATCTAATCTCATTCGCTATAATGTAAAAAATGTGAAAATCACATTATTTGTTTGAAAAATTCGTCTTCTTCCTCCTGTGTTTCCACCTCATTATTTTCTTCCGCAGATGGAACAGCGAGTAATTCCATTATCATATTGTCCCAGCTAAGTTGCCATAGGACGTAATCTCTTTTCTCTCGGTAATATTTTCTATAATCGTGTATTCGGTACCATGGGCTATTATCCCCCAGGTTTACAGGCTCGTCAATTGGTTCTCCGTTTTCATCAACTTTGCCGTTCCGGAGATTACGACGATAGAGCTCAAAAAATTTTCTACGTCAACAGAGCTTATTGCTTGTTCTAGTATGTACGCAAATAACTTGTCATCGATCCACTTCACAGCATCCAATAGCTGCTTTGATGGCTCATTACGATCATTCTGTAAAGCCACAGCAACTACGTAATTCATTGTCTCTTGATGATCAACGGTCAATTGGAATACGCGCTTATAGATGTATGTTTGGTCCCGCTCGAACTCAGGAAAATCAAATAGTTTAGCGGCAATCCGCTCGCGATTACCGACACGGATTTTTCGAAGATTGAATTTCAGCTCCTTTTTCTTCAAGCGTATCTTTTGAAGGAGGCTATCAAACCAATTTCGTGGCAAAAGAGGAATGGTAATTTCCTCGCTTGCATCAATAAGTGTTTTGATTGCCTTTTTTTTGATGTCTTTTTCTTCCATGTAAAGAGAAAATAAAACGGCTAGACACGCTAGCCGTTGTTATTATGCTGCAGCATCGATCTTCGTGATTGTCGCTACTCCTGCCTTCGTTGGCTTCAATGGCGTCCCGGTAATGATTACTTTACCGAATTGCGCCTTCATAAAGTCGAATTGTGGTTTAATACGCACTTTCATGCGAGGGATTTCAAATTTAGCTCCATTACGGGTTTCAATTTGAACGGACAATTCCACTGCCTCCGGAACATCCATCTCAATACTGTCCCCAGCGCCGGAAGCACCGGCAGTAAATTCACCACCGCCCAACTCACTAAGTGCCTTCGCCGACACGTTGTAGGATTCAAGTTGGAATACCCATTTTGCAGGCGCTGTATCAACCTCATCAAATGCCTCATCATACTCCTCTACCTCCAAGGTTTCAGTCGTACCTTCGTTAAGAATGAGGGATGCTGACCCCTTCACAGTATCGCCGAGGATTTCAGTAAGGGCCGTGCCCATACCACCATCAGCTCCGATAGCGCCCATCAAAACGATTTTAAGGCCCAAAATATTCTTTTTTCTAGCCATCTTATTTCTTTTTTAAATTATCTAATTGATATAAATTCTATTTTAAAGCTCGCATAGTGCATATCCCCATCCTCTTCGATTGTATCAGACTCGATCTCAAAGCACACATCTTGCCCAATCCATAATTCACCATTATCTCCCTCAAGGACTTTCTGTGCGAGTTTTGAAAGATATTTCAGCCTAGCAGTATCACGCATATTCTTGCCGGTACCAATGTCAGGAACTCTTAAAGGATCAAGGTTCTTAACGTAGAGGTTGAGATAGATAAATCCACTTTGAACGGGATTACGATTTAGTCCCAAGGTATTGATTACGACATCTTCAAGTTTTGAATTTTCCTTTCGATCGCCTTTACATAATTCTCCTGTAGGTTTCTTAGAATCAGAGAATAATTCGGAACCTTTCAAGTACAAATAAAGTATATCAACAGCTTCGCTACTTGTAATCATTTTTCAGTTTATCTATTGCTGTCCTCAGCATTTCTTCCACTATGAGAGATGATCCGGAAATCACATCTTTTCCTTTAGATTCAACCTTAGTCGCATAATCCATCCCAGCCACCGCTAATAAGGCATAACCTTCGGAGTATTGTGATTTCATTTCACTTATCAGTCTTTTGGCCTGGTTCTTCCCCTCGGCGGTCCCATTACTAGCATAATTACTGGCCATAATTTTACCGCGGTAGATGACAGCGAAAGCAATTGAGCTTCTTAGGTTACCTGTAACGTCATTGAATCCACCCTCACTGGCGCGCTTTCCCCTTGCCAACCTCACGAACTCTTTGCCCGCCTTACTAAGCTCCTTCACCACTGCGCGATGAAACTTCATTTTCTCAATTTCGAGGTATTCGCGGACTTGCTTAGGCGTAAATCGTGCTCTCATATTAAATCCATATTCTACAATGGGTTTGATACTCAAAAGGCATAATCACTGACCCAGTCAACACAACCTTATCGCCTTTCAAGATCTCAACCTCCACTCCCTTTTTCAAACTGTCAGGCATCTTATCAAGGAAGATCTCATAACTATAGACGAAATCCTGACCTTCATAATTCGGAACCGTTCGACCAGCTGTATTGACGTCGGCCCTGCAGCTTATTGTGATGGGCGTCTCCGTTACCTCTCCTTCAATCCAATCTCCATTTTCATCACGACCACCACCGACAACTGATACTTCCTTGTACCGAATAAAATGAGCCCGTTTCTTTACCATTTCCTGATTCGCTTAATAGTTGGAGTCAATTCGGCCAAAGCTGCCTTATCCGAATACTTACGCGCTAAAAAAAGAAGCCTTTGTTTTATACCCTCAACGTTTCGACCCTCGGACCATGCCCCTTCCCCTTGGGAAGTGACTGGCAAAAGGGATTGAAGACACGGGATTGCACACTTTTCCAGCTCAGCAAGATCACCCGTATATTCGTCGTCACCGTTTATCTTTGAGGCCAATAAGTACAGCTGGGCGGTGCTTTCATCTACCGACCCAACTTGCACTACATTCAAAAAGGCTTCTTTTTTTGTCATCGTTACACCGTTTCAGTTTGGAGGATCACCACGTTTTTCACTTGAGAGTGCCCAGGAATACCGATAAACTCAGCTGCTGTATACTCTGTCATCGGACGACGTTGGAACCATTGCATAATCTGAACTCCCATGATACTGCCGTATTGGTAAACTGAAGGCTGTCCCATTAGAACTTCATTATTGAAAGCACTATGAACCAAACCAAGATTACCTGCAGGAATAAATACAGCGTTGTCCACCGCCCATGAGTTGACCAAAGATTTAACGCCGTCTTTTGCAACCGGAGTAACAGCCTCCACGATCTCGAAGTATGGCAAACGCAATTGGCGCATCATCTTGTTTACTGATTCCTCAGTAGTCAAAAAGTCCACGCTAACGTCGTTTGAAAGCTTCATGATTTGCTTCAAACCTGCTTTGATCTCGTCGTTATCGAGAATGCGATCAAACAAAGTGTCGTGTACCAAGATCTTTTCAAGGAACTTACCTTTGTCTCGGAACTCCTTGTTAGTTTTCTTGATTTCGGTTAAAATCTTTGCTGTTGGATCACTCCATTTCTTAGCAACCTTGCGAATGTTCGCCGCTGGAATACCAAGATTCAAAGTCCACTTTACACCATTGGGGTTATTATTGGTATCGAGGATAATTGTACCAGTTGATACCGCTTGCAATGCCATTCCGTTGATACGACGTAAAACGGAGCTCGCAACCTTCTCCGCTTTCTCATAGATCTTATCTAGGATAGCATTGAACGTTGTTTGATCGTTGACATTTACCAACGCCTGCAATTGGATTAAATCCCGATACTCTTTTGCGGTCATATCGATAGCGATGGCAATAGTCGGCATTTCCCCTTGTAGTTTACCAAGGGCATCTTTCCCCATCAAAGGGATTTCGGAGCCGTCATGGATTACTGCAGCCATTTCCTCGATAGTTTCGTCACTGAAAATAGTGGCGAAATCCAAGGAGACTTGCTTTGGTGCAAAAGCAAAGTATTTTGTGAACCACAATGGCGTTTTCAACTCCGCTTTCACTCGCTCGAGGATCACATCTAAGGGCACTTGCAATTGTGCCAGGAACCCATCTAATTTTTCTTGTTCTGCCATTTTCTATTAATAAGATTGTGAGCGGATAACACGAGGCATTTTAGCTCCTAGAACAGGGCCAATACCGGTGGTACGGCGTTCGTAAACAGTGCCCGACTGTAATAGAGTTACTTCGTTATCTCCGTCGTGTACTTTGAATTCTAAGTAGTTTAATGCAACAAATTCGTTGGTTGCATCTTCCACGATCACATCACCCACCTTTTGAGCGGTACCGATTGTCGCATCTACAGTCACCAAATCGAAATTGGCATCCGTCTTATCGAAAGAGGCAATTGTTTTACCTCCGAACTTTCCACCGACCGCGAATAAACTACCTTTAGCAACTTTATAAGCCGTTGCCGAGGCTGTGGCATTCTCAACCACTCGAGCCGTTTTAACGACTTTAGCTGATCGATTCGCCTCATCAAATTGGATGACAGTAGCACGCCCGATAGTGTCTCCAACGGAAACATTTGATTTGTCCAAGGTAAAACCACCTTGTACGGAGCGAGTAGCGTCATCAATTTGGAAAACAGGGATACTTCCCCCGTAAACAGTTGACGTAATTGATTTCATTTCTAACTTTCTTTTGCGGTTTCTTTCGTCCCCTTCCAACCATCAATTTTCGATTGTACTTCTTTGGAAACTTTATCAGATGAAGCGGAACCAGCAGGTTTTCCAGTAGAATTATTATTGGCCTCCTGAACTGAAATAGTCTTGTTGAACTCGACTAAATCATTCAAACTATCCTCAAACTCTTCTTCTGATTTTGGGAGCCATTTATCGCGAAGTTTATCATTTTTGATACCCTTGTCGGATACGGCTTTAGCCCATTTTTGAGCTAATGTTTCTTGCTGCTTTTCAGATTTCAATGTTGTGATTTCTTGTCGCATCTCCTGGAGCAACTTCAACATTTCATTTCCTTCACCTGGATTTTCCTTTTTATCTGGTTGCGTTGAGTCGCCCCCTTTTTCTGCTTTGGCTTTTGCTACGGCCGTATTAACTCGGTTGTCAATATCTCCCTGAAAAGCTTTCAGCAAATTTTCGACCCCACCAATGGCGGTTTCAATTTGATCTTCCTCCGTTACGGTTGCAGCTAAATAATCGGCCACCCCCGAAAAGGCTTTCTCCCCAAACCCTAGGTTTTTATACTTAGTTTTTAAGGCTGACAATATCTTTTCTTTCATATGAAAATTATGTGATTATAACATATTTACATACAAAAGAACTGTATTCAATTTCTATTGAGTAGGAATATAGTTCTTATCTTATTGATAATTGGGGATTATCAAATACGAATGGAGATAAAGATTTTATCGAACAATCAGTCCGTCCGATTTTCTGTATTTGTATTCTATTTTAGGTTCTTTCAATTTGATGATTAAGTTTTTATCATCATCAGTAATCTCAATCCCTTTCTCGCCCAAATAACCGTAACCATTGATCATATTTTGCCAAAGAGGAGCCGTTAAATCTTTCGGGCGTTTTGTAGGAAAACATTTTACTATAATATTCCCCGATTCATTGTAAAGGACTATCATTCTGTTCTCCTCAAAATAATATGCTGTGATTGATTTCATTAAAAAATCTTGAGGTATTTCTGTATTTTGCAAAAGCGGAGCGCCTGTATCTTTATAAAAACTCAAAAACCAAGTACCATTATAGCAATAGAATGTTTTATAAGATAAATTCATGTAGGAAATAAACTTGTAATCTAAATTTGAAACATCAATGCCGACATTAACAAGTTTATCATTGTATGGGTAAACAATGGAGTAAAATGCAGGCATGGGGCTTCCTGTTGGCCCAATCGGATTTAACTTCTCTAAAAACATCAAAGAAGCAATATCACTAGGTTTTGCTGTACCATCGACTGTAAATCCAAGTTGACCAATCTTATTTATGAACTTAGAATCAATTTTAAAACTTGTTGTTGAGAACAATCTTCCAGAATCATCAATATATGCAATAAAAACATCAGTACCTCTTAAAGCTGCAATTGTTTTGTATTTAAAATTTAGTGTACTCCCTTCTGCAAAGTGCTGATATTTCACCAAGTCTGGAATTAATGACACGTATTTATCTCGAATATCTGTACCTGTTTTAACTTCTTG